GTACAAGCAGGAGGTCAACGCCAAGTTCGCCCTCAAGACGGCTCTGGACGGCCTTCTGAAGGCTGTCGATGCCGCTGCTACCTATGCCCCCAAGAGCGCGCTGGAGGGGCTCCTGAAGGCCGCTGACGCGGCCGCCACATACGCCTCAAAGGGCGAGCTCCAGGCGGCCAAGGACGCGCTCGACAAGGGCCTGAAGGACAATGCAGACGCCGACTCCCGGCGCTGGAGCGTCATCAGCGGCAACAAGACCAACGTCGAGAAGCTCCAGGCCTCGATGACCGCTGTCGAGACCCGGGTGAAGGCCCTCGAGGACGCCCCTGGTGGCGGGGGCCAAGGCGGAGGCGGCCTGAAGGTGGGCGACACGGGCTGGAAGGACATTGAGACGGGCCAGGTTGGGGCGGGGCAGTACCAGTACCGTGTCGTCGGCGCCACGATGTTTCTCCGGAAGGGTGGTGATGAGTGGCGAGCGCTGCCGAAACCCACGAAGACCGTGACGCACGTCGCCACGCTGCCGCAGACCTACGGGAAACTGGAGCGAGCCAGCACGCTGGTAGTTAAGAAGGGCGACCCGGCCCAGGGCAAGGGCGATGAGTGGACCTCGGATGGCTCGATGATCGAGATCTGGCCGAACTGGACCGTGAAGTACACCTGCATGGACCTCCAAGGCGTCTACGCCATGGACCTGCTCAAGACCACGGTTGAGAAGCCTCTGATCTCCCCCGCGGGCGCCGGGGGCGGAGGCGGCATCACCGAGGAGACGCTCAACCAGAAGCTCAACGACCTGAAGACCTCTCTTGAGGCTCAGATCAGGGCGATGCAGTCCGAGGCCGCTAGCACCAAGGCCCAGGTGAGCACCTTGAATACGAAGGTCACCACCCTTGAGACCAAGGTCACCGCTCTTGAGAACAAACCCACGGGCACGGGTACGCCGCTGCTTGTGCTCGGTCCGACAGAGGCCGTACCGGCGGGTACCAAGCCCGGAACGGTCATCGTCCGAAGGAGCAACTGATGGCCCTGCCAACATGGGTCAAGCAAGTCGAGGTGACCGGCGGCACCGCGAGGCAGCCCGCCCCGGTGTCGTTGCTCACCTCGGGCGAGAAAGGCGTCGCGCACGACGACTGGATCGTGATCATCCAAGGCGGCCAGTTCGGCAGCCAGGGCGCCCCCGCGTTCATCACCGCGCCGAACTCGGGGTGGCACGGCAACCAGGCCACCGGTGTAGCCAGCCGCAGCCTGGGCGTGTGGGCGAAGAAGGTCGATGACGTCGAGGAGTTCTCGCTGCCTCTCGCCGTCGGGGACCCGCGCTCTTCCTACACCGGTCGTCAGCTCGCCACTGTCTTGGTGCTCGACGGGAAGACGGTGAAGTCGTTCAACTTCTCTGATGGCGTCACGGTCAACACGACGAACAGCAACCAGATCAAGACGGCGGTCGCGAAGGCGAACAAGCCGCACCTACTCGTGTCGCTCCAGCACTACACTTCTGGTGACCATGCCAGGCCGTTCGAGGGTGCTATCCAGACGATCGACGACGGGCAGAAGACGGTGCAGCCCGCTCCGAACTCGTCGAGCTCGATCCTGGTGGGGTGGGCCGACAAGGACTACGCCTTCACCGAGGCCTCGATCCAGACCTGCGTTGCGGTCTGGCCCTTCACAGCCGAGGGCCTGGACCCCACTCCTCCGACCGCGGAGAAGCACGAGAACTGGTACATCATCGGCGCGGACGACACGCACCGGGACCAGTACGCGGCACTGACGGTGATCGGCGATGACGGTCAGGAACAGGGCACCCTGTCGATGGCAGCGATGCCGAGGGGTCTGGCAACCTGGCAGGAACTCATCGACAGGGACAGGAGCGCCCAGAACGGCGGGGAGAACACGGACGGGTTCTTCGTGGCTCACAGGGGCGGTAGCCGGTCGTGGGTGGAGCACACCGAGAACGCCTATACGCAATCCGTGTCGTTCGGAGTGGACGCTCTGGAGTTCTCCTGCAATGAGTCGAAGGACGGTGTGTGGTTCGGCCTGCACAACGCGACCTTCGAGTCTCTGGGTGGTCCCAAGACCGATCCGCACACCATGACGTGGGAGGAGATCAAGGCCGCTGTGCCTGCGGACAAGCTCCCGGCGCGTCTGGACTGGCTGCTCGACAGGTACGGGCAGACCCACTGCCTCGTCATCGACCCGAAATACCGGGCCGGGGAGTGGAAGCGGCTGCTGAAGTACATCACCGACAGGAACGTGACTCCTGCGCAGATCGTCATTAAGTACTATGGTGATTCGAACTGGTTGTTCGAGCAGGCGAAGGCCGAAGGCTGCGGAGCCTGGGGCTACGCGTACTCTACCGACACTACGAAGCCCTGGTACGAGACGTTCAAGAGTTCGACAGGGCCGTTGGACTTCCTGTCGATGCAGTGGGACGCTCCGGCGAACGCGGTGGACCCCTTACGAGCCTCTAACAAGCCAGTGGTCGCCCACATCCTCGACGATCAGACCCAGTACGTGCAGGCGGTCCGGAAGGGTATGCGCTCCGCGATCGTGGCAGGCGTCAAGGGCGTTCTCCAGCGCCAGTGCTGATCACCAGAGGCTGACGACAAGGTCGGACCTGTTGGAGTGCCCGGGCCGGGGCTGCGTGTCCCAGGTCCGGGAGCCCCAATAAGTTTCACCGCACTCGTAAAGGTCCTCCAGCATCGAGCCACTGACGTTGACTCGTCGGAAGCCGTCCTCCGGGTTCACGATCGACACAGGCAGATCGCCCTCGTGCAGGCGCACCTCCTCGAGCTCGGCGATGACGTCGGAACAAGTCAGCACGCGATCGGGCCCGGCTTTCGACTCCATCGAGTCCAGGCAGTACGAGCGGTCGCAGTCCTCGTTGCAGGGCTCGACAGGGGCAGGGGAGGGCACGTCCTTCGTGGTGATGACGGGTGAGGCGTTCTCGGCCTTCTTGGCGGGCTTCTGTACCTCGACACGGGCGGGGTCCATCTGGAGCCCCATAACGGCCTTGGCGAGCTTACTGAGAGCCTTCTCGTAGGACGACAGGGCGAACTCCGTGAACGACAGGGCCTTGGTCTTCCGGACCTTCTTGACCCGCTTAACGATCATGGTCGGCATGAGTTTCATGTCGAACTGCCGGTGGCTGGTCTCGGGCTGGAGCAGGAAGTGCATGAAGCTGGTCCGCTCGACGAGCTTGACCTTGCGCCGACCGAAGTAGAACTTCTCGCCCTTGTGGAGCTCACACATCATGACGCGCTCGATCTCCTCAGTGAACTCCTCGTCGTTGTCATCGATGAACTCGACGACGTTGAGGTAGGACTCCTCCGACATGGCGAGGAGGAGGGGCTTGTAGGTGGGGGTCATGACCCAGAACTGGATGATGTCGAGGCTCTCGCACGAGTACCGGGGTTCTGACATGACTCGACAGTCGCCGAGGCCCTTGATCTCGATGTAGTCCCGCTTGACGATGCCCCAGCAGTGGACGGGGCGGACCTTGCGTGCCATTTGGTGGTTCCTCTCGGTTCGATGTTGGTGATGCTTGGAGTCGGTCGGGTGATGGCGACATCCGGTTGACCGACAGGTGCAACCCTAGCACGGCTCTCCGACAGGAGCAACGTGTTGCGAGTCACGTGCGCCTACGCGCGCGTACGTGTGCGCGAAACCCAAAACTCGCTTTTATATACTCCGCATAGAAAAATACGAACTCTGTACAGTATTCTATACCCACAACACAGAACTTTACGTAAAAAATTATACTAAGTTCTCTAAATATTATATACTAAATATATACTATATACATATATATATTATATACTACGAAGAGAAATTTGAGAGTAATGTAGGTACGTACCTACATCTGTTTCTCCAACCTCGACTTCTCCCCGTCGTTCCAATCAAAAGCCCCTGTCGAGTTCTTCCCCGGCCGACCGGTCGGTTAAATACAATGAGTGCTACAAAAACAAAATTTTCGGGACTCAAGTCCTAAAATTTCAGGATTTGACCTTCGAGCCTTGAAAATGAACAAAGGTAAATTTCTATATGTCAAGTTTTCTTGACATTCACATCGTGTATTCAACCGAGCGGTCAGTATAAACCTTGGAGTGTGTGCAAGAGCACAGAAATCTCTTGGCCCTGTCGTACTCTGTCGAGCGGTATGTGGTACAGTTCTATCTGCGACATCCGGGCAACCGGATCAGAACCATCACAATCTTGGAGAGGAACCGACATGCCATTCGTAGCCGGGAAGGACCAGCGGGCCGAGCGCGCGCGGTACAGGGAGGACGAGCTCGTTGTCGAACGAGCCAAGTACGCCGCGGAGCTCCTCAGGAAGCGCATCAGGCGTGAGGGGGTCATCCAGTCCCAGTACTGCCAGGTCTTCGGGTTCAAGGCCCAGCAGACAATCCACAACCACTTCCGCTCGGGGAAGGTCACGCTGATCGACCTCATCCGCATCGTCAGCACCCCGGGGTTCGACATCAGCGTTGATGACATGCTCCGGACGGCCATCAGCATCATCCAGGACACCGCGGATGTCGAACCCGATGAGGACGGGGAGCCCGTCCCCAGGCCGAGGAGGCGTCGGAAGCCGAAGAAGGACCAGGAGGCCAAGCTCACGACGGAGAAGGTCCCTGCGAGGCCCGCGCTGAGGGGTACTGAGGTCGATGAGGAGCTCTTCCTGTCGAAGGACTACAGCAGGTTCGCCAACCTCTTCAAGCAGGCCTCCGGCGAGGAGGACGACTGATGGCGCGCAACCTGGAGGACGACCTGAACGAGAAGATCGACAGGGCCATCCTGGAGGAGGCGCAGAAGCCTCGCAGGGAGCGCATGTCGAACGTTGCACTGGGTCGAATGTTCGACGTCCACGAGACCACCATCAGGAGGCACAAGCAGGCTCTCCAGAAGGCGCTCAGGCTCCCTGTCGAGCAGGACAGGGACGAGTTCTTCGACATCCCCGTCAACGCCATCACGCAGCGCAGGCGGACCATCAGGCTTGAGGATGGCTCCTACGAGCGCGTTACCTATAACCCCGCTGTCGCAGTAGCCGAGGACGTCCGGGAGGCCTCCTATGAGGAACTTGAGAAGGTGTTCGATCGGGCGGTCCTCGCGGTGGCCCCTAAGGCAGATGAGGCCCGTCCCCGGACCCTGGTCGTGTGCCTGTCGGACTTCCAGGTGGGTAAGACCGATAGCCTGGGTGGAACACAGGATACTGTGAATCGCGTCATGGGAACCCTCAAGAGGATCACCGAGTGGATTCAGGCCGAGGGCTCCTACGAGGAGATCATCATCGCCGATGTCGGGGACGTCTGCGAGGGGTTCTGGAACGTCACCTCGCAGCAGCAGACCAACGACCTGTCGCTCACAGACCAGATTCGCGTCGCCCAGCGCTTGATGGCCGAGGCGGTCGCGATGCTGGCCCCGCTGTGCACCAGGATGACGTACGTGTCGATCCCCTCGAACCACTGTGCCGTGCGGACGGGCAAGGGCAACGACAACCGAGCCAACTCGCCGGACGACGACTTCGGGCTACTGATCGCGGACACCATCCAGGCGATCATGTCGGGCCGAGAGCCGTTCAGCCATGTGAACTTCGCCAAGCCTCAGAAGTGGGAGGAGGCGGTTACGGTGGAGACCGCTGACGGGACCGCAGTTGGCTTCACGCATGGCCATCTGGCGGGCTCCCAGGCGAAGATTCCGTCCTGGTTCAGAGACCTCGCCTTCGGGCACCGCAGCGGCCTCCATGAGGCCTCCATCCTCGTTCACGGACACTTCCACAATTTCGGTGTGTCGCTCGTGGGGGACAACAAGTTCATCATCGGCTGCCCGACCGCGGACAACGGCTCTTCATGGTTCACGAACCGCACCGGGGACGCCACTGACCCAGCTCTGCTGACTTTTGAGGTTCAGGATAAGAAGGCCAAAAGGTGGGAGCTCTGGTACGAGTGATCTTCGTTGTAGGTTTCCTCATGATCGTAGCGTTCGTCATGATCGCGGACGAGTACGGAGATGATCAGTGATGTTGTGGACTCTTTCAGTTCTCGCGGCATGCGTCCTGTCAGGCGGACTCGGGTACTTCGTCGGTTCGGAGGTGAAGGGGCTGCGCGATGAAGCCATCTTCGTGGCGTTCCTCAAGGAGGTCTCCGACGAGTCTGAGCAGATGAAGCTGCTTCTGGATTTGGACGACTGATGAAGGGACGTTCGGTTCCGGCCCTCAGCGCCCTGTCGTACGCTTACGGCAGAGGGCTGGGGGCCGAGTCGGTCGAGGAGCTGCTGGGCTTCTGGGCCTGTTATGTTTTCGGTTCCCAGTGGCGAGTGATAGGAATTCTCAATGAAAAGAACCGCAGAAGAGCAGAAGGCCATTGATCTTCAGAGGAAGAGCCTGGTCATCCGAGCCCTCCTGAGGGGCAAGCCGCGCAGCGAGGTGGCGGAGAGGTTCCAGCTCTCCGAGGCCGAGGTCTTCCGCATCGAGGAGGATTATTACTCCAGTCAGGAGTCGCTCTCCGAGCATGCCCAGCTCATGAAGCAGCTCACCCGTCTTGAGAAGCTCCTGGACGCGCTCTGGGACTCCGTTGTCGAGAACCCTCTGGCGACCAACCCGGACAACGTCAAGACGGCTCTGGCGACCATCGAGGCTGTCAGTGATCTCGCCGGGCTGAAGAAGACGAAGGTCGAGGCGGAGATCAAGTTGATCCAGCAGCAGCAGATTCCGATCATCGTCGCCTTTGTCGAGTCCGTCCAGAACAACATGGAGCAGCATTTGTTCCCCCTTCTTACAAAACGGGGGCAGAAACAGCTCGAAGCGCACCGTGAGGAGTGGCTCGCCGACGCCACATCTAGCTCAGCCAGCATCTTGGAAGAGCCCAAGGCTGATATGACTATCTGAGCGTGAGCAACATCATATTCTGAAGAGTCAACGAGCCTCTAAGGTGTGCTACTATTATCCATGCAGGCAGGGGGTTGCGACCCGCTTCGGCGGCCCCTGGAGCGTTTAGCCTTTCGGCTCTCGCCCATCTGGTGTTTTCGGTTCCGCCAGATGGGCGATCCTGTTTTTATAGACTTATCACGAAGGAGGACCGATGGCGGAGAAGATAGACTTTCGGGCTGTCGCAGATCAGTTCGGTACGCGCTCGCATGAGCGGGCAATGCGGGAGGATCCCGTTCTCTGGGCTCAGGACCGGCTCGGGGATCACCTGTGGTCGAAACAGCGTGAGGTTCTTCACTCTTTGCAGACTAATAAGCGCACCCTTGTCGCGTCTTGTCACGCCTCGGGTAAGACGTTCCTCGCCTCTCGGGCTATCGGGTGGTGGCTCGACGCGCACCCGCATGACCCTACTGAGACTCGCGTGATCACCACGGCGCCCTCGTGGAACCAGGTGAAGAACGTCATGTGGTCCTATGTCGAGGACCTCCAGAGCAAAGCCAACATGCCCGGGCGTATCACCGGTAAGGCGGAGTGGACCTTCCCCGGGTTCAAGACAGCCACCGCGTTCGGGCGCAAGCCTGCGGACTATGACGAGTCCACCTTCCAGGGGTTCCACTCCACCTACGTCCTCGCCGTTGTCGATGAGGCCGGTGGTGTTGCGGAGAACATCTTCACCTCTGTCGAGACCATCACCACGAACAAGCACGCCCGCATCCTCGCCATCGCGAACCCAGACGATCCGAACTCGTACATGGCGAAGATCTGGCGAGATGAGTCGAAGCTCCCGCCCGCTGAGCGGAAGTGGAACCTCATTACTATCTCGGCCTTTGACACGCCGAACTTCACCGGGGAGGAGGTGCCTGAGAAGGCTCAGGACAACCTGCTCCAGAAGGAGTGGGTTGATGATGCCGAGCGCCGTTGGGGCAAGGACGATCCCCGGTACGTGTCGAAGGTTCTCGCCAGGTTTCCCGACATCGGTGACGACGGGCTGTTCAACCTCGGCCGAGTGCTTCAGTCCATGAACGAGTGGGCGGATGACGAGTGGAACACGACCGCTCCGATCCACATCGGTGTTGACGTCGGTCTGTCCACCACTGGTGACTTCAGCGTGATCTCCACCTGCCAGGACGGCCATGTCGAGGTCGTCGAGCGGGTGAAGGGTTATGACGGGAACCGACTCTCCAGACTCATCGGGCAGCATGCCAAGCGTCTGCGGGCGGAAGGGCTCGACGTGGACATCCGTATCGACGCCGTGGGTGTCGGGCGAGGCGTCCAGGCCGTCATCGACAACCACGTGCCCGAGGAGATTCCGGTCTACTGGATCGTCGGCAATGCCGCTTCGCCGGACAATCTGAAGTGGTACAACTTCCGCGCAGCGATGTACGACTCTGTCGCTCAGGCCATCAATGTTGGCGAGTTGTCGGTTCCACCCGATGAGGCCGCCGGTGAGAAGACCGAGGGGCTCTTCGATGAGTTCCGCTCGATCCTCTACGAGTACAGGGGAACCAAGCTCCTCATTCGCGGGAAGGATGAGTTGAAGAGGAAGGGCGAGCCATCGCCCGACGTTCTGGACTCGATCTGCTACGCGGCGATGCCGAGCAGTCTTCTAACAGATGGGACGGACTCTCTCATCGAGGCTGATACCCTAATGGAGAGTACGGATTCCGAGTACTCGCCTATAGACGAGTGGGGTAATGAGGAGTGGACCTTCGCCCCAGCCTGAGGAGTTGAACTGTGAAATTTGGCACATTTCAGATTGGCGGGTCCACCCAGCGCGTCCAGGCCCGGCTGACCGAGGCGTCCAAGGCGTACGCCGCGGTCACCCGTGGGGCTGTCGCATCCCTCAACCGGGAGGACGTCGGATGGTCCCGCTGGGGCGATGAGGACGCCACTTCCGATGTGGTATCCCTCACTGTCATCAAGGAGCACTCGCTGAGAGCTCGCAGGCTCGCCGCCTACAACCCGCTCGTCAAGCGTGGCATCGGCATTCGCAACGCATATATGTGGAGTGAGATTCCTCGCATTTCAGGGATCAAGACGCCCGAGACCGCGGCGCTCTACGACACTGTCCTCTCCCGCACGGCACGCGCCCGGGACGAGGCGGCCTTCTGCACCGACGGCATCGTGCTCTACACCGTTCGCCGGACCGACAAGCGAGTGGCCCCCGTGCCCCTGTCGCGTATCCGTGGCATCGCTCGAGCTCTGGATGCCACCGATGAGGCCGACATTTTCGCCTTCCTGATCGACCCCGTGCCCGTGTCGGACACCCTCTCCACGGCGGAGCAGGAGCGACGCAAGCCTGAGTGGCATGTTGTTAACGGCAAGGACTGGGCCCCTGTTAAGGATGAGAAGGGTTACAGGACCGTCCACGATGACCGGGTCGTCTACGAGATGGTTAACAGGCAGATCGGCGAGCAGTGGGGCAAACCCGAGCTCATGGGCGCTGTCTACTGGGCACAGGCCTACAAGGAGTTCCTTGAAGCGTCCCATGTGATGACCAAGGCCCTTGCCAGAATTGCGTTCAAAGTCACATCTGCTACGGCCAAGCAGCAGCAGGCCGTCATTCAGCAGATGTCGAACGCCCAGGGCATTGGAGGCCTCGCCTCGCTCGGGGCGGGCCAGGAGTTCACCGCCGTCTCCAAGGCCGGAGCGGGCATCGACTTCGGGGCCGGTACCCCGCTTGCCTCCATGGTCGCCAGCGCGCTCGACGTGCCCCTGTCGGTCCTCCTCACAGACGGCTCGGCCGGTGGACGACAGGGCGCTGAGACGGCCCTTGAGGATCCCACCTTCAAGGCTTTCGAGTTCCGCAGGCAGATTCACAAGAGCCTTATCCAGAAGATCTTCTTGGCCCTTGGCAGGAAGGTCGAGGTCGAGCTCGCCCCCCTGTCGAACGAACTCATTCAGCGCTGGGGCCAGGTCGTCACCCTCGGTCTTCAAAACGGAATTCTCCACAAGACCGAGGCGCGCAGCCTCTTCCTCGACAGGCTCCAGCCGATCAATGCCAGGCCGATCAATGATCTGCCCGTGTCGGAGGAGATTCTCGCCGCGAAGAGCCTGGCCGACCCCAACGCCGTGCAGGACAGCGTCGCCAAGAAGAGCAACTCTCGCACCGGTGTGGGCGCCATGTCGGATGGCACGAACGCCAATCGCGACGAGGCCGGTGGCGAGACACTCGCCTGAATGAAAAGGAGTTCCTGAAATGCGCACGGAGTACAGGTCCGCTTTCCACGGAGGGGTGACCGCTCTTCTGGAGGCGGCCACTCCGGACGTGTTGTCCGGTGAGAAACCTGGTAGGTACCGCATTCGAATCATCTGCCCGGGGCAGGGCTCCAGCGGCACCTACTCGGAGGCCAACCTTGCCGCCTCTGTCGGGCACTTCCCTGCCGGGACGCAGATGTTCATGGATCACCCGTCGAAGGATGAGGACGTGAACCGCCCCGAGCGATCCGTGAAGGACCTCGCGGGGCGGCTGGTGACCGACGCCGTTGTCGGTCTCGATGGAGCACTATACGCGGAGTGCGAGGTGTATCCATCTTTCAACGACATCATCCGCGAGAAGTGGCAGGACATCGGTGTGTCGATCAATGCCTGGTCGGAGAACGGTCTGGACGCCGATGGCATTGTACCGGTATTCGATGGAGTCACTTCTGTAGACTTCGTAACGAAGGCGGGCGCAGGTGGCGCTTTGCTGGAGGTGCTGGAATCCCAGCGCGTCAGTTCCGATGAGGAGAACCATATGAACGAGGAGACGATCCGTCAGGCCATCGCCACTGCGGTGACCGAGGCTCTCGCCCCGCTTCTTGAGCTTCTCGCCAAGGACAATCTTCCGGGAGAGCAGCCGGTCGCCCCTGAGGCTCCCGCCGGCGAGGCCCCGGGCGAGGACCCTGAGCGGAAGCCCGAGGAGCCCGCGGACAAGCCCGAGGCCCCTGAGCCGACCCCTGAGCGCAAGCCCGAGGCGCCCGGTGAGAAGACCGATGACAAGCCGCCCGCCGCTTCGGGCGAGAAGAATCCCGATGACGACGAGGACGAGAAGAAGCGCAAGGCCCGCAAGGAGTCCGCTGCTGAGGCCTTTGTCATCGCCACCCGCCTGCTCGACTCGGGCCTGCCCTCCGTCGCCCAGAAGCGGGTCATCGACGCTGTCGAGTCCGGTACTGAGTTGAAGGAGGCCATCTCGGCTGAGCAGCACTACCTGACTTCGGTCAAGGCATCCACGGCTGGGGAGATTCGCGAGGCGAGCTCCGAGCCTTACAAGATCAAGAACTTCAAGTGAGGTAAGGAGATCACAATGGTACAGATCAACTCCTTTGGCGCCAAGAAGATTTCTGACATCCAGGTCTTCGAGTACTCCGACACCCTGTCGCTCCCCGTGGACCTGTCGAAGTACGGCAATAGCCACATCGGCGATGTCGTTCAGGTCGGTGGACTGCTTGGCGTCCTTGTGACCGAGATCGCCCCGTCCGCTCAGGACCAGGCCAAGCTCGGTCAGAACCCGATGTGGAACCCGCTCACCAAGCCGACCTGGGGTAACAACGGCCCTGGCTACGCCTCGGTCCGCATCTCCGGCGGTGTCTTCAAGCTCCGGGTGACCCTGACCGACGCCGGTGTTGATCCGGGCGCCCTGATCTATGCGAAGCCCGCTGCCAACGGCAAGATGGAGCTCACCAACGACAAGGCCACCGGTACTGCCGGGCTTGTCGGGTACGCCTACTCCAAGGTTTCCAGTACGGGCGCCCAGACGGTTCCCGTCATCCTCGCTCGCTGAAAGGAATGATGGGACAAAATGTTCACGTCTTACACTGAGTTCGCCAAGACTCTTGAGTCCGCTATCGGCGGTGACCGGGCGGCCCAGGGCCAGCTGAAGAACGCGATTCTGGAGGCCGACTCCAGCCGCGACCGTGGCACCTTCCGCGAGGCCGTCACCTCGGACATGCTTGCCCCCTGGTTCACCCAGGCCGTGCAGCCCGCCTTCGAGGACGCCTACAAGGATCAGGAGGAGACCTGGAAGGAGTTCGCCAGCGAGGAGCTGCTGAACGACTTCCGCCCGGTTCAGCTCCTGTCGCTCGACCACGACATCGACGCCACTCTCCTGAGGGACAACGGCGGCTTCGTGGCCCCGGCTGGCACCCTGCCGAAGATTCCGGAGCTCACTCCGTACCCGACCTTCGGCTACAAGGCCTCGGGTCGCTGGATCGACACCGCCAAGCACGGTGCTCGCCTCCAGTTCTCCTGGGAGGCCTTCATCAACGACGACTACGGCTTGATCGAGCGGTTCCCCTCGGACGCCGCCAAGCTGGCTGCCCGCACCGTTGACGCCGCCTGCTACGGTGCGCTGTTCTCCCTCGACCCGAGTGCTCCGGGCTTCAACTCCGGTGTGATCTCCGACTCGCTCGGCACCACCCTGAAGGCCCGCGCGGCTGATGGCGTTCTGATCAACAACAATGTTCCGAAGAACGCCCCCCTGTCGTATGACGCCATCAAGGCCGCCATGCAGCAGGTTGCTGAGACCAAGGTCGATGGCCGGTACGTCACCGTTCCGTCCTATGTCCTCCTGGTTCCTCCGGCTCTGGAGAACCTGGCCAACATGGTGGTCAACACCCGCACTGTCGAGCGCGTTGTCGCCGGGCAGAAGGCGGGTGACCAGATGAAGTTCATCGAGGAGAACGGCCTGACCGCTAAGGTCAAGGTTGTCGTCTCCGACCTGGTCGCCATCCTCGGTGGCGCTCAGCAGGGCGGCACTAACTGGGTCCTGGCCCCGGCCGGCGGTCGCACCTCCGCCAAGCGCACCATCGTTCGCACCGCGCTCCGTGGCTACGACAAGCCCGAGCTCCGCGTGAAGAATGCTGGGGGTCTGTACCTGGGCGGTGGTGAGGTTCCCTACACTGCTGGTTCGTTCGACAACGACGACGCTCAGGCTCGTGTCCGCCTCACCACTGGTGCCGGGGTCCTCAACGTGGAAGGCCTGGTCGCCAGCACTGGTAAGGGCAACTGATCCGCGCGACATCCCTATCGCGGTCCCTCGGAACCCCGCTCCTGTCGAAGGGGCGGGGTTCCGCTGTAAACTACTGTAAAAGCGTTGACAGAAGGAGACACTATGGCGTCCCTGGACTACAGCCAGCCGGTCAATCAGGTGCGCCTGCTGATCCCCGACATTGTCAAGTTGGAGGACCCCAAGGACCTGCGGAAGCCGCCATCCTACATCTTCAGCGATATGGAGCTCTTCGGCTTCCTCGCGATCGAGGGCGGCAACGTCAAGAAGGCCGCTTCCCGGGCCCTCATGGCGATCGCTACGTCCGAGACGCTGATCCTCAAGGTCATCTCCACAGACAACAAGTCCACCAATGGCGCGACACTAGGTGCTGAGCTCCGGGCGCAGGCCAAGAGATTGTGGGACGAGGCCAAGGAGGCCGAGGTCGCTGATCTCGGGTTCGACTTCCTGCCCGGTGTCGTTCCTCCAGGGGAGGACTGGGCATGGCACTGAGCGTTCTGCACAACAAGGACCCCCGTTTCGACTCGGGGGCGTACTGGCCGCTTGGTTTGTTCTGCAATTGCCTCGTGGTTGTCACGGAGCCTCCGGGTACGAAGAGCCACGAGTGGACAGAGGACGGCCCTGTCGATATCCCTCCAAAGGAGCTCTGGAAGGGCTACGCGTCGGTCAACCCGAACATCGCCTGGCGCGCCCGTGACCGCCGGTCGGCTTATGACGACACAGCGGTTCACGCCTACTATGTGCACCTGAATCACATCGATAAGAACCTGCTCGTGCCCAGGGAGAAGTGGGGCGACAGGTCGCTACGGTTCGTGCCGGGCTACGGGCAGATCGTCCGGGTTCTGGAGAACAATTCCGACCCGCGGAATGTTGGTCTGCGCCTTGTCGTGCGTAACGCTCCGTCGGACTCCGACTACTGGCAGCCGACTCTCTTGTGCGACATCGACGTGGATGACTCCAAGGGCGGGACGCACTGATGGACCTCGTTCGAGCATCCTTGAGACGAAAATCACAGGACTTCAATCAGGTGACGAGCGGACTCAGCCGGTTCCAGGAGAAGGTCATCACCGACGCGTTCCGTGCAACTGAGGCCGCTGCGAAGGCCGGGGGCGATGTCGTCATCAGGACGGTGGACACCTCGGGTGCGGGGATGCCCTACAAGCACGACCCTTCTACGGACGCCCGTGTGTGGACCGGGCACATGCGCTCAACCGCTGGGGACGGCACCGGGTACCGCGTGAATGTGAGAAACATCTCGGGCGGGAAGTTCTCCGCCTCTGTCGGATTCACTGACGCTGATGAGAAGTACATCGGCTACCAGGAGGAGGGCACCTCGAAGCTCCGCGGGATGCTCGCCCTCCAGTCCGCACGCACAGCCACCGACCAGGCAATGAAGGAGGCCGGATTCTGATGCTCGAACCCTTCGAGGGCGCCACTGTCGAGAAGTTCGACGAGGCCGCCATGAAGGAGCTGGAGACCCTCAAGGGCGTGCGGGTCTTCGACTCGCTCCGCCCCGACGGCGACAACGATGGCAAAGACTACGTCGTCTACATGCCGGGGGATGTGACGCCTGGGGCAATGAGGAAGTATGGCTCGATCGTTGGTGTGACCCAGGCCGCTGTGATCCACCAGTTCGGTGTGCTCATCTCCTCCGTGTCGCCCAAGGCCCGGAACCACCTGCTCGCTGCTGTTCGCAGGCGGCTGTTGGGCTTCCAGATCCCGGGCACGAGCGAGGCCTTCGAGACCGGGGCGCTCAACTCGTACGGGAACACGGATAGTACCGTAAGGCCGGTTCGATACACTTCTTACGTCACCTTCCAGGTGACGGTGGACAGGAGTGTGTGATGCCAAAGTACGCGACCGTTGAAGGTGTGGTCTTCGAGTATACCGAGGACTACGCTAATGCGATTAACACCGATGGCCGCTTGACTCGTGTCCCCGACGACACCCCTGTGTCGCCCCGGGAATGTTGCGGGGGCACTGGTTGGATCGTCAACGGCGAGGTTGTTCATCTCGGCGATGGCGCCCCGCACAGCAATTATGTTCCTCGTCATAGGAAGGACGACTGATCATGGCACAGGCTGCCGTTAAGAAGATGATGCCTCCGGGGACCACTATCTGGTGGGTCCCGATCGCGGACGCCCCGACGGTCAAGGATGTCGTCAAAGCCGCGCTCTACAACTCCACCCCGGCCGGTGGTGGTGGCACTCCGACTCCGGCGAAGGCCAAGGACATCTCCTGCGCTGTCGTCTCGGGCTTCACCCTGAACCCGACCGACTCGGAGACGGACGACACCACGACCATCTGCGACTCCGCCGCGTCCAACACCCCGACTCGTGATGCCTACGAGGCCTCTCTCACCTTCCTGCGCGAGGCCCTCGACGAGGCCTCCGGCAAGGGCAACCCGGACTCCCCCGCTTCTGTCGCGTTCGAGCTGTTCAAGAAGGGCGGTGTCTCCGCCAACGTCACCGGCTGGCTGGTGAAGCGCATCGGTTACAAGAACACCACTGCGGCCAAGGCCGGCCAGCTCGTTTCCGCGTTCCTCGTCATGCCCGACAACCCGCGTGATGAGGTCGGTGAGGGCAAGCAGCCCATCCAGATGACCGTTCCCTTCCTTCCTCAGGGCACCATGGTCATCAACGAGCCCCTCGTCTGATCGTCGGGTTCTGCGTCAAAAGCCCCGCTCTCATAAGGAGCGGGGCTTTTGGTATGCTTGTCTGGACCGATTGACGAATCGAAAGATTGGATGATTGATGTCTGACGACAAGCTGACTTCTGCTGAGACCGAGGACGAGCTCCTCGACCTCGATGGGCTTCTTGACAACGTGAGGCAGACCCAGCGGGAGGTCACCGTCTACCCGGATGCCACCCTCGCCCAGCGGGCCATGGAGCTCCAGGAGCAGATTCTTGAGGAGCGTCAGTCCACCGAGAAGCCGGTGCGCGCGCTCAACGAGAAGACTCCGGAGGTCGAGCTCGCTGAGGTTCTGAAGAAGATGGAGAAGACCGCCATCGTCTTCACTCTTCGTGCTCTGGCTTCTGCCGAGATTTCTGCCATCCGCAATCACATCGTGGCGACCGTTCCGATTAAGAAGAACGCCACCGCCGACGAGACCAACGAGCTCCGTGAGACTAGGCAGCAGATCGCCTACGAGCACTACCTGTCGCACTCCGTGATCGGTATCAAGTCCGGAGGCAGGTCCAAGAAGGGCCTGACCTCCCGCGAGGCCGCCAAGATGCGTCAGCGCCTCCCCGAGGCCGAGTGGGTCAAGCTCATCGAGGGCTTCGACAAGACGCAGGTCGCCACTGCGGCTCTGGAGCAGGTGATGGCCGACCCCACGTTTCGTTGGGCCATCACTGACGAGGAAGAGTAACCAGAAGTTCGTCATCGCCTTGAAGACCGCCTGGCACTCGCACCTTCCACCCACGCTCTACCTCCCCTCTGTCGGCAGGTACAGCAGATCCGTCCCGGTCTGGGACGAGATCGACAACGACTGGAGGCGCGAGCCCCTGCCACAGGACTTCAGGAACGAGCTCGACGTCCGCCTGGAGATGGCCTGGCAGTACTACACCGACTCCTGCTGCCCCAAGTGCGGGACCCCGGTCTGGTACGGACGGACCACCGACAACAGAGTCCAGTTCGACATCCAGGACACCATCTGCTACGGATGCGAGACCCTGGAGAAGGACGAGGCGGACAGGGAGCGTCGTAAGGAGCGGAAGCAGCCTGGTGTGACTAAGATCGCCGTTCCTGTCGGGGTCTCCTACGATGAGACCGGTGAGTTCGAGCCGCTGCCGACTCCATGGGAGGCAATGGCCTCCGTCCCGACCTGACGCGGGGCTATGAAACCCGGATTGATATTCTTAGCAGTATCAATCCGGGTTTTCTATTAAGGGGACGACAGTGGCCGACCAGTCGAAGCTCTCGTACGAGGTTGAACTCGACGCCTCCGGTTTCATCCAGGGCTCCTCTAAAATCCAGTCCTCCGCCGCGCAGGCCGTCAACGCGGTCGGTGCGATGGGTGCCGCCATGAAGTCGCTCACACAGGCGAGCCGCGGCGGCTCCTGGATGGACAAGAACATCATGTCTTCGTCCGATGCGAAGGCGATGTCCACCAACATCCAGGTCTACCAGCAGGCGGCCAAGCTCACCAAGGACCTGACCGCCGCTTCGCAGGCCCTCGGGCGGACCGACGTCTCATCGACCATCAAGGCCACCACGAGTGCTATCGAGGGCATGTCGCAGGCCCTCAACAACGCCACCATCGCCGACAGCAAGCAGGTCTCCGCGCTCAAAGAGCAAGTGGCCCTCTACGAGCGCATGGCCCGTGTCGCCAAGCAGCTCGGCACCGACATGAGCGGCATGTCGAGGAACTCCGGCATCGACAGCAACCTGGGCGGACGCTCCAAGACCGAGATCGATGCCCAGCGTCAGCTCAACGAGGTCCGCAAGCAGGCTCGCGAGGCCGCTCTTGAGCAGGCCGTCACCGAGCAGAAGGCCACCGCTGCTACGACCGCCGGGGCCTCCGAGCGTGTCGCTGCCCTCCAGCGAGTCATCGAGGCGGAGCAGAAGCTCGCGGATGTCACCGACAAGGCCTACGCTGCGCAGTACCGCAAGGCCGCGAACCAGTCCGCGATCCAGACCAACCAGGCCGCCGTGGATACCGGTCGGGCTGCTGCGAAGCTAGAGGCCGCTGCTGAGCAGGATCGGGCCGCGGCCCTCCGCGCCTCTGTCGCTGCCGCTCATGAGGCCGTGCAGGCGAACACCGCTCACATCCACTCACTGGAGAACATGAGGTTCGCTTCGCAGGAGGTCCGCAACAACCTGACGGTTCTGGCCGCTGGTGTGACGGCGCTCGCCACCTCTGTCGTCAAGGCTGCTGCTGACCAGGATCGCGCCTTCGCGGACATCGCCCGTACGACCCAGCTGGACCAGACCAGCGGGGCGCTCCAAGCTCTCCGCGACCAGTACAGGCAGATGTCCACTGACATCTCCAAATCATTCTCTGAGCTTTCGCAGATCGGTACGCTCGGTGCACAGATGAACATCCCCGCGGAAAAGCTCGGGGACTTCACCCGCGCTGTCGCAGAGTTCTCCATGGTGACCGGTACCACGACCGAGAAGGCCTCCGAGGACTTCGGACGTCTGATCAATACGTTCAGCCAGGCCGGGATGGCTCTGAACGGTGGCGACAAGGCCTACGAGCAGATGGCTTCGCAGGTCGCTGAGCTCGGCGCGAAGGCGGTCGCCACTGAGGACGAGATTCTCACGATGGCGAACAGCATCTCGACCACCACCGTGTCGGCAGGCATCGGGCAGGACGCCACCCTCGCATACGCCACGGCCCTGACATCTGTCGGCGTGAAGGCTGAGTGGGCCCGTGGTTCGCTCCAGCGCATCTTCGGCAACTTCAACAAGGCTGCCGCACAGGGTGCTGAGGGTATGGCTGACTTCGCTCAGCAGATGCACATCTCCAACGAGGAGGCCCTGGAGCTCTGGAAGAACGATCCATCGAAGTTCTTCAACCAGCTCATCGAGTCCATCTCCAAGGCCGGGAACGGCGTGGAGATGACCCAGATGCTCTCCGACATCGGCCTGAAGTCCACCCGCGACATCGAGCTCGTGAAGCGTCTCGCGGTGAACTTCGATCTGCTCAAGGAGACCATGGACAACTCTGCTGAGGCCGGGTCGAACACTGGCTTCCTGGAGCAGTCCATGGAGAAGCTGAACGCCACCATGACAGAGACCATCGCGCAGACCAAGAACGCGCTGGAGAACATGATGGCTTCGTTCGGCGAGCCCTTCCTGGCCCCGCTGAAGCTGATCCTTGATGGTGTCCAGGCGCTCGCCAACGCCCTGTCGAGCCTGGGTGAGACCCCGGTCGGCCGAGTCATCGCAGCGTTCGCCGGGGGTGTGACAATCTTCATCGCCCTCCAGACCGGAGCCAAGCTCCTCCAGGCGGGCGTCCTGTCGGTTGCATCCTCGATGATGCAGGTCCGGAAGAACATGGTCGAGGCGGGCCTTTCAGGGCAGTTGTCCTGGAGCAACATCGCCAAGGCCATCCAGCAGGCCAACGCGGCCCTGTCCGAGCAGCCTGCCCTGTACGCCCGTGTGAAGGCCGCTCAGGCGGAGGTTGCCCAGCAACGACTCACCGGGAGCACCGCGGGTACATCGGCCATGTCGGCTGGCGCTACGGCCTCTGAGGCCGCTGCCCACAATGCTGCGACGACAGCCATCAAGGCTGAGACTGCTGCCCAGGAGGGCCTGGGGGCAGCACGCAGTATGGCCTCTTCTGCGGCCTCCGCGTCCACCGCGGCTACTCGGACCATGGGCGCGGGCATTTCGGCTGTCTCCGGGGCTATGGCCGCCGCTGGGACCGCTGTGAAGGGCTTCTTCGCTTCCCTTGGTCCGGCTGGTTGGGCATCCCTCGCCTTGTCGGCTCTGCCTGCGATCGCTGAGGGCTACAACCAGATCGCCAACGCTGAGGAGATCGCCGCTGAGAAGGCCCAGAAGGCCGGTGCGGAGATGCTGTCGGCCATGGGTGGTGCTGCCGAGGTTCAGAAGGCCGTCCTCGCCGACACGCAGGACATTGCTAACGGCTCGCAGCGCAGTCTTGGCGACCTGATGATCTCCGCTGATGGAGCAGGTGACGCGTACAAGACCGCGTCGGAGAAGTCCTACTACTTCGTGAACGCCCAGGGCGAGATCGTCCGGGCCACGCGCGAGGTCGCCCAGCAGATGGGCTACACCACGCTCCAGATTGGTAAGAACACCGCGGAGCTCATCCGCAACGCGATCGCCGGATCCGAGGGCTTCAAGAAACTCACTGGAGACCAGCTCAACGGACTGAAGGAGCTCGGCTTCGACTGGGGTGAGTACGCGAGGAAGGCAGCGACAGAGGGTCAGGGTGCAGCCTCCGCGTACGTGCAGGGCTTCATCGATCAGCTGAACCAGAAGAAAGCTGACCTCGACGCGGCCCAGTCTCAGACCTTCAAGGACCCGAACGCGGTCACGAGCACCAAGGCGCATACTCAGGCGACTGACGACCAGACGAACGCGATCAACAACCAGATCAACGCTTTGAAGGGCCTTCAGGACGCCAACGACGGTGTCGGTGCCGCTGTCTCGCAGGCCATGGGCTCGCAGGACGCCCAGAAGCAGATTCTCCAAGGGCTCGGCCTGTCGGCTGATGAGGCCAACGGCGCGCTCCAGGGAATGAACGGGGCCGCGGATGACAACTCCAGTGCCGCGGACAAGGCCGCGGAGGCCTGGGACAAGTGGAAGTCCGCTGTGGACTCGGCGATCGACAGGGCCTTCGGGTTCGAGAACGCTGAGGCCGCCATGTTCGACGCTCTGGACAAGTTCAACCAGGGCCTCCAGGACAATGGCAATGTGATCAATACCACGACTGAGGGTGGTAGGCAGAACCTCCAGAATCTTCAGACCTACTTGAAGGCTGTGGCGGAGAACGCCATGCAGGTCGCCCAGAACCTGGGTCTGACCGGTGCCGAGGCCCAGAAGTACGTGCAGGACTACGTGCAGGCCGCCATCGACCAGATCGGCCAGCAAGGCATCGACACCTCGCAGGTCCAGCAGGCCATGAACAACGTCGGGGCCATGCTCGGCCAGACAATGCCTGGACCGACGGTGGACAACACCCCGACGCAGCAGGGTATGGACCAGGCCCAGCAGGTGGCACAGCAAGGTGTTGACGGGGTAGCTGCTACCACTAACCAGACGGTCCCCGGTATCGAGATCGACCCCTCAGCCACTCTATCGAGTGTGCAGGAGCAACTCGGCATCAGCGAGCAGGGGATGTCGGACATCTACAACGTCTTCAACCAGACTATTCCTGGTGCGAACATCGATGGCTCGACGACGTTCTCCGATCTCCAGAAGATGCTAAGTGCCTCCGACCAGGACATGGGTATCCTTTGGCAGATCATCTCCAAGAACATCAACGGTCCTGGGGTCAACTACAACGGGCTCAAGGTCGATCTGAAGAACATGAAGGTCGAGACCGACTCCGTTGTCGGACAGATCATTCAGCGCCTGTCGCTCGCCAAGGCGATGCTCGCAGGTGCCAAGACCGGTGCGGCCGCTGGCAAGATCGGTGGTCAGCTCACTAAGAAGGGCAAGGGCGCGGGCAATGCGAAGGCTGCGTTCCAGTCCGCCATGGGACGTTATCAGCCGACACCCCGCAAGTCCCGTGGAGGTGGCGGTGGAGGCGGCGGTGGCGGTCACACGCCTCGCTCGCACACGCCCCGCAGGTCCTCCGCACCGCGCAGGTCCTCCGCACCCAGGTCTCACACGCCTCGGTCCTCCTCGCCCTCCGGCGGTTCCTCCAAGTCAAAGCAGAAGGAGAAGTCGCCCGCGGAGCTCTTCAAGGACTTTTTGTCACGTCTCTCCACCGCGATGAAGGAGAGCATGGACAAGTGGTGGAAGTCTCGTTCTGCGAAGGACAACTACCACGCGCAGCTCAACACGATGAGGAAGAAGATCGAGGACGCCCGCAAGACGATTGCGGACGCCCGGAAGTCGATTGAGGACCTCAACACAACCCTGTCGGAGCAGCAGCAGCAACTCAGGGATGCTACGTACTTCAACGAGATTGCAAAGAAGTACGGTGACAAGGAGCGCATCAAGTCCACTCAGACGGACATCGATAAGGCGAACAAGAGCATCAACGATACTAAGTCTCAGATCGCCGACAAGGAGAAGGAGATCGCGGAGGCCCAGAAGGGTATGTTCGCCCTCCAGGGCTACACGCAGGCTGCCATCGAGAACAGGGCTGCACTGAAGCAGTTGCAGTCCACCATGATGGAGATGATCGAGGCCTATGCCGCCACCGGGGCCTCCAACGAGCAGGTCGCAGCCTACGCGCGTCAACTCAAGGAGGAGTTCATCAACCAGGCGGTTCAGATGGGCTTCAACCGCGGTGAGGTCACTGAACTGGCCGGTGGGTTCGACAGCCTGGCTTCCACGATTCAGAACGTCCCCCGCAATGTCGAGGAGAACGTCACCGACGGTGGTACTGCGGCTGCGACTCAGCAGGCCATTGAGGACGTTGCCAATGGGGATTACGGCCCTGCGGAAATTCCGACCGAACTCGATGAGCCTTCCGCTGCGGAGACTGGTGGCGCCCTCGACGATATGGCCGAACCGCGTGAGGCAGAGTACAAGCCCGATGTCGTTCGCGATGCCAAGAGCTTCGTCCTGGAAGAGCTCGATGCTCTGGCTAACGGTGATAAGGCGAATGCCGAGGGGCGCCCCGTCCAATACATCCCGGAGATGGATGAGACTGGTAAGGCCCGCTTCAACGCGGAGGCGAAGGAGATCGCCTTCGACATGTACAAGCGGTACATCCCGACTGCTGCGAACGAGGAGTTCGATGAGACCAAGAACTACCTCGAAGAACTCGCTAAGCCCGAGAACAAACAGTACCTCCCTGAGATCAACTCGGAGATGTTCGGCCTCACCCAGGAAGACCTCGATGCTCTGTCCCAGGAGCGCACGGCGAATTACAACTCCGATGTCGATGACGAGACGTACAACGCCGCGCTAGAGCAGCTAAATGCTGCCGGTGCGGACCAGGACGTCGAGTACAAGCCTGAGGTCAACGAGGGTGACAACCAAGGGACAAAGGAGGAGCTCGACGAGACGGGCGAACCTCGGGAGGCCGAGTACAAGCCTGACGTTAATGAAGGTGACAAGAACAACACAGACAAGGAACTCGACGAGACCGCTGAGGATCGTGACGCGGAGTACGAGCCCGAGACGAATGAGAGCAAGAAACGCTCCGTCACTGAGGCACTGGATAAGGCCGCTGAGAACAGGAAGGCCAACTTCGAGGCGAAAAAGGATGAAGGTTCCTATTGGGGAGTCATGAGTGCCTTCACCCAGTTGGCCACCACGCGTACGGTCCAGTTCGTCGCGCAGCAGGTCGGCTCGGCCTGGAACACGGTCAAGTCCTGGTTCCACAACGGTGGTCAGATTCCGGCTTATGCCAACGGTGGTCCGATCCGGTCCCGTGTCGGGATCGCTCTCGGCGCTCCGATTTCCGGGTTCGCGGGTGGTGGACCAGCGGGCGGGATGATCCCGGGCAACCCAGGAGGGAATTACCACACGGACAACCTGCTCGCGATGAATCCGACAGGGTCCTTGTTCGCGGTCCGTAGTGGTGAGTATGTCATCAACCGGTCCGCGGTGGAGACCTACGGCTCCGGAATGTTCGAAGCGATCAACGCCAGGCGTTACGCCCCATCTGTGTCGTACTCCGGTGGGGGCATTCCGCGCGGTGGTGTGGACCTCTCCTCTCGGACAATCGCAGCCCTTGCCCGGTCCATGTCGAGCATGATCACACTCGACGGGCGCGTGATCTCCAACTCCGTCAACGGATACAATGCGGTTAACGGACAGAGGGGGTCGTACTGATGGCAGTCTTGGACAACCGATGCGTAATCGGGGTCGGGAACAAGAATCTTGTTCTTCCGGTTCCAGCTAAGGACGCTGCCATTCAGGCGACGTCATGGGGGCAGGTCACCCAGCTCGTCAACGGGGCGAACGGGATGACGCCTTCTCGGTTCGCTGCAAAGGCGTACAAGCTTTCTTGGAACGTGATGTCCCCCACGGACTACGTGGCGCTCATGGACCTGATCTCGACAGCGGGTTCGAACCCCGTTCGGTATGTGGACTGTCTGAACAGACCGGATCTCAACGTCCTATCGCCCTTCCTCGGGAAGCCCTTCCTTCTGGTGGACACCCTGTCACCCATTGCCTTCGCAAAGGATGGCACAGTGCTCGCCCAGATGGATACAAGGTCCGGTGATGGGCCGGAGTTCGCATTGCGAATGACGGGCAAGGCCACTACAGCTCCGGCCTCCTACACGGAGACCATATTGATTCCCCCGGGCTACACCTTCTACGTGCAGACCGTCGGGGACGACACGCAGAAGTTCGTGTTCAAGGATGGCTCCCCACTGCCTCCGTACGAGACGAAGATCGTGCCGAACGACACGGATACGGTGCAGCGCGCGACTATCACGATCAAGCCCGCGGAGGCCAACGGTTCGGGCCTTCTGCATTGGGTTCGTGGTGTGCTTGATGCCGGGTCCGGCTATTCGGACCTCGACCCTTTTGCCCCCTGGTCTCTGTTCACCAACCCGGAGATGAGCCCCGGAGGTGTGCTGATCGGTGAGGACACGAGCGAACGCGCCCCTGTTGGTAATGCTCGGTTGCTGAACGTCCGGGATCATTACATCCCCGAGGAGTACTACTCGGCCCTGAAGGGTGGGGACAGAATCGATATCGAGGTGAAGGCCAAGGTCATCAAGGGCTCGAAAGCCTTCAAAGGTGGTGTGAGATATCTCAAGGCGAATGGTACGTCCGGGCTGACCGACGTTGGGCTCCAGAAGCGTTCTGAGCTCGGTGATGGCTGGGCCCAGTGGTCTGGGGGTTGGACCGTTCCAGCAGACGCTGTGAAGGCCGGGCCGTGGCTGCACATCGACCAGGATGCGTGGACTCCAGACACTCAGATTCTCATCTGCGACCTGCACGTGAAGAACACATCCTATCAGCAGCGCCTCAATTCAGGTCCGGACATCACGTCCTACGCACCGCCGATGGGGTTCACGACGATGATGATCGATCCGGGCTCGATCCAGGTCGAGTCCAACAAAAGGTTTCACAAGGTTGAGTTCTCGGTGAAGGAGGTCTGGCCGTGGCTGTGAGATTCACCGGGGTTGACAACTCCACAGTCTCCTCCTGGTCCGTTGCCGAGGACGCCACCTCGCTCGACAGGGGTGCCTCGGACTCCGGGGTTCCCCAGTTGCAGGTGCAGGGCATTGGTTACCAGCCGGGCCTCATGTCGATGCTCGGACAGAGCATGACCGTGATCTCGAACGAGTTCGGCTCGACCGAATTTCGTATCACGGATATCGAGGGTACCGAGTCCGGATGGACTCTTACCGGCGGCTCGCCCTTGTCGGCACTCGTCCAGGCGGGCACCATCCCCAGTATGACGGGTCAGCCGATTGAGTCCATCATTGAGATGTTCTTCAACGCTGTTGGGATCAAGCGCTCGCAGTACACGCTGGAGATCGACAAGGCGCTGCTGAAGGAGAGGTATGACGTCCCCGCCCAACGTGTCGTCGTATGGCAGGCCATGAAGCAGTGGCTCAGTGCCAACGAGATCGACATGTCGTGGGAAGTTGGCAAGCTTAAGTTCCAGCCGCTCCGCAACCGGATCATGTACGTCAACGATGTGACTTCGAGTTACAACCTCACGATGAGTTCTTCGCAGAAGGTGAAGAATATCGACGTGAACGTCTACCACCGCATGGCGTTCCGTCATGATGTGATCTGGCCCCCTAAACCACTGCTATACCCGGACGCCAAGACGACGTTCGGGCAGACCGACACGCCTGTGATCACAGTGAACGCCGGTGAGCAGACGGTGACCACTCTTCAGCTCCCCTGCGAGGTGTCGTCCGTGCGGCAGCCCCGCCAGGTCATGGCGATCCCTGTCGTCAACAAGGCCCCACTGGTGGACAACCAGAACACGCCTAACGGTATCTACATGGTTGTTGGTAAGGACAACAAGGCAATTACTCCTGCTCAGTGGCAGGACATGGGCGGGGGCCTCGAGGTGCGCCTCAACAAGGACAAGCGCTCTGTCGATGTCATTGTCACCGGCATGCTGTTCGAGGAGCTCAGCCCCTTCCGCATCTGCGAGTCCGATGGGAAGACCGACTACAACGGTTTGTTCCTGCTCGGGGAGAACGGCACCTACATCGATATCGAGACCATCCCCTTCCACACCGGCACGCCCGGGACGGACGAGGAGCAGACGATCGACAACCAGTGCATCACCACACGCACTCAGGCCTACCGAGCAGCCCAGTGGACCGCGGACCAGTACAGTGGCCACAGTATGAGTGCGACTTGGCAGGGCATCAATCCGCTACGAGACACCGAAGCCAACGGTGAGCGTCAGGTCTTCGGCCGCCTCGCAGGAGTTCGGTACAAGCAGGATGGGCACTGGTGGCGAGTATCGAACGCGTCCTTGTCGGATAATAATGCTCAGTTGACCGCTACGAGAGACACGACACTGGGTGATGTTCAACGCGTCTACCCGAAGGTTCGAATGATGTCCGGGGGCGGGCGAACTCTCAGGGAGATCAGCGACAGGGGGATTCTATGAGCCGGGACTACGAGGGGCACCTGTACCCCGCACCGAACGTTTCGAAGCAGACGCAGTCCTGGACTTGCGCGATCGAGCGCAAGATCAACCGGTTGGAGCAGCGCACGGGTGATGCCGTCGCCACTGCGAACAACGCAGCCAATCGCTGGGCTCCCATGGCCGGCGAACTGGCCAAGATGCGTGATCGTCTCGACGATACCGAGGCGATCGAGCGCGTGTCGCGCCTCGCCCAGGACGCAGTGACCTGGTCCACCCGGCCGCCGGTGAACCGTACGCCCGGGGTGCAGAAGGAGAAGCCGGACTACCCGCTGCACCCGAACGCGGTCTGGTACGTCTACGTCGGAGACAAGAACAACGTCACCGAGATATGGCGCTGGGAGCAGGCCTCCATGAAGCGCGTCGGCGATAAGGCCGAGAACTTCAAGCTCGACATGGCCGGGCGGTGGGTCAGGCAGACCTATGGTACAGGCACGCTGGGCGAGGGCGCTGTCGATCTGAAGAATCTCTCCAAGTCCCTGTCGGACAACCTGGAGGAAGCGCACAACGGTGTAGTCCAGCTTCAGAAGCGTGCGGATGAGGCCGACAAGAAGTACGACAAGACCAAGGCCGACCTTGAGAAGCAGATCAAGGACATCAAGGAGAAGGCTGGTAGTGACGGTCGTGTGATCGTCTCGCCCAACGAGCCCGCCGGGGCCGATCGTGTCGAGGGCAACTTATGGATCAACACGGCGGATGGGAAGAATCGTCCGTACCGTTACGACAAGGCCACGGACAAGTGGGTCGAGATCAAGGATCCGGACATCGTCGAGGCTGCGCAGAAGGCCGCCCAGGCCCAGACCGAGGCGAGCAAGGCCCTGAAGAAGGCTCAGGACATCGAGGACATGGCCACTGCGGCCAAGCTCGCTGCGGAGAACGCTCAGAAGAGTGCAGACGGCAAGAACACCATCTTCTACACACCTGAGAAGCCGACGCTCCAGGGGCGCAAGCAGGGTGACCTGTGGTTCGACACGGACGACGGCTACAGGATGTACTCCTATGACCTGTCCCGGCAGGACTTCGTAGATGTCACGCCTAAGACCTCCATGTCAGATGAGGACAGGGCCGCTCTGGAGCGCCTCCGCTCGGGCACCTCGGACATCCTGGACGCCACGTTCCCCGTCGCCTGGACCAC